CGCATGACAGCACGTATCTCCTCATCGCCTGGTGGGTGCTGCCCGTTGCCTTTCGGCCCGAGCCGTCTGAGCCTGTCCATCGCGACGAGCCACAGGCCCGCTGCACTGCTTCCCTTCTCCGGCAGGGTGTGGCCGTTGTCGAGGACGAGTTGTGCGAATTCTCTGGTGAGCTTGTTGACCTCGTCGGGGAACCTGACGGTCGCGTCCGGTTTGCCGGACGTGTCGTTGTCGGAGTCGGAGTCGGAGTAGTTGTCGGAGTCGGAGTCCGCGCGCGCACGCACGCGAGGCCTATCGGTAGGGGTATCGGATACCCCATCAGATATGGTATCGGCAGGGGTAATCCAGCCCTGCTCGACGGCCTCAGATACGGCTTCGTTGTCCATCTGCTCGAAGAACAGGCTGCGAATGATCGGCGACAGCACCGACTTCCACGCCGACCACATCGGCCGACGGGTCTTCGGGGAGGCCATGACCCCGTCATGGCGGGTGAAGGTCCGCACCCAGACCTCTCCGGTCTGCTCGTCCACGACGACGAACCCGGCATCTTCGAGCTCTGCCACGCGCGGCGCCACCGGCTCGCCACCGGCCAGGTTGGACCAGCGGGCCGGCACGTACGGCACCACCCCCGCGAGGGTCATGTCGGGTTGGGACAGGATCATCCAGTAGGCGGCCTGGGTCGCCAACGGGAGTGCGGTGAATTCGCGGTCACGCCATACCGACGTGTGGATGCGCGCCTGAGACCGTGCCATCAGGGGCCGCCCGCAGAAATACTGGCGTGTGACCGCGGGCCGGGACTTTGGAGGGTGATCGGCGGAGAGGGGTCCATCCGGCGCCGGCCTTTCGCACGTCGCGCCGAACGAGTACGATTCGCCCAGCGCGTTGACCTGCGCAGCACACTACGCTTCTCGACAGCGGAGCGCAAGAGTGCTCAACGGAACCCCGGAGGCCCCAAGCCGCCGGGGTTTCGTCCTGCTACAGTGACGTTGGCCGCCGGGTGTGGCGCCGGGGCACACCGCCCCGCCGTTCCGGTCGTCCTCCTCGCAAAGGGCGCCCCCGGCGGCTCAACCTTTCATCGACCCTCAACCTCCACGCCACATCCAGCCGACCTCAACCTGACGTTGAGCAGCCCCGCCGCTGGGGGGCGACAGGGCTGCCGGCCTGCACCGAAGGGGCATACGGTGCAGGCCTGCCCGGCCTAGAGGCCGGGACGTATGGCCCGGTCCGCCGTCACGTTCAGCAGCTTCGTGCCGGCCTTGACCAGCGCGACGCCGAGGACGGCGCCGGCGGCGCAGCAGGCCAGCACGACCAGGCGGCTCATGGGATCTTGGTGTAGATGGCGGTGCCGCGGCGGGGGTACCGCTTGTCGGCCTCGGCTACCGACAGACCGCCACCCTGCGTGTGCCACGCCTTCTCGAGGCGCATCTTGACCGACGTGGTGATCCGCTTGCCGCTGTAGTCTTGTCCGGTGGCCTTCTTCCACCATGCCGACACGGCAGCCTGCATCTGCGGTCCGTAGACGCCGTCAAGCGTCACCGTCTGGCCCTGCGCGCGCAGCAGCCGCTGGTAGTAGCGGACCGGCCCGTCGCCGCCGGGCCACGCGCCGTCGTTGTCGCCGTACTGGGGGAACATGTTGGCCTCCATGATGAGCGGGGGGAGTACGAGTCCGGCGGCGAGTTCGGCCGGGGTGGCGCCGATCTGGTGATGCATCGGGTCAGGGTTGGTGGGTGCACGCCAGTCGCCGCCCCAGGCGAACACCTGCCTGCCCGAGACGGTGCGGATGGCCTTGATGTCGCGGCGGAACGCGGCCGGCTGGTCGGTCCGTGTGGTGCCGTGCGGGTTCTTGGAAGGGTTGAGGTCGATGGCGAGCCCGTAGGCATGCAACGAGTAGGAGGACGAGCCGGCGATGAGACGACAGTTGAAAGTCCCGCCCGACGACTCACGGAATCGGTAGTCGTGGGCCTTCATCACCGCAGAGAACGCCCGCCACGCCTCTGCGGTCCGATACTCGACGAGCAGGCCTGGCGACCAGCCGTGGAAGACGACACGGACCATCCTCGACGTGTCGCAGCGGGCAGCCGAATACTCGCTGCGCATCCTGGTCGTGGACAGTGGTGCGCTCACCGGCACGCCTCCACGAGCTGTGTGGCAAGCACAGCCCCGACCGCGCAGCCGACAAGGAACCCGGCAGCCAGCAGGACGGGCTCGACCCATCTCATCGGCGGCATCTTCCCGGAGGCCCCTCACACGGCGGCTCTGTGTCTGCCTCGGCGGGACGTGGGGGCGGGCCGGGCAGCATCCCGCCCAGCTCGACGACCAGCGCCGACAGCTGCGCGAGCCGGGCACGCAGCCCGTACTCGACGACCGGGTCGGACAGGCCGGTTGCAGTGTTCTCGGCGTCGGCGGCGAGCAGCCAGTCGACCAGCGCGAGCGCAGCATCCCGACGTTTGAGTTCTGCCTCGACCGTCGCCACGTCAACCGCCCCGGTACATCAGCCGGATCATCTTCTTGCGGGCAAGCCGTGCCCGCCACGAATCCGCGACGAGGATGATCGTGATGACGTAGATCAGTGCGGCCAGCCACTCGCCGGTCAACACGTCAACCAACTGGAGCAGCGCCATCAGGCCGATGACCGTCAGTACCGCGGCCCGCGACGCCTGCGCCCGGAAGTTGTGCTTGGCCTGTTCCTCCTGCACCGACCCGACAAGACCCTCCTCACGCACGAGATGCAGGTCACGCCGTGCGTCCGCAATGTCGGCCAGCAGCGCCAGCATCCCCACGGCAGGAAGCGCCACCAGACCCCACGTCAGCACCGTCCACATCATCGCTGCTCCCGGATCGTCGCGGCCTGCTGGGCAAGCATCGCGACCCTGCGGCGCAACTCCTCGCCGGTCATGGCGACACGCGGCTTGTGGCGCACCACCCCCGCCTGAATCTTCAACAGCGTCAGCACCTCGTCGACCTGACGGCGGACCTCCTGCGGGGTCGTGTCGTCCTCATGGTCATAGATGGGGACGACCCCGTCACGTTCAGACACCGCCCTCCCTCCTGCCGACGGTTGCGCCCAGCGCGTTGAGGGCTTCCATCGCCGTGTCACGCCAGTAGTCGCGGTCTTCCTTGATGCGGCTGTAGTGGTGGCGTGAGTCCTCACGCAACTCCCGGTGGGTCGAGCCCGGGACGAGGTCGCCGCGGACCAGCATCACCAGCACCAGCAGCATCGTGCCGACGCCGACGCCGCCGCCGACGATCTGAGAGACGGCGGCGAGGTCCATCATGCAGACCTGTCCGGCGCGGTCAACGGCCGAGCGTGTCGTGAACCACCGAGCCGATCGACGCGGCCGAGATGCCGACGACGACCTGCGACCACAGGTTCAGCTCGGCCAGTGCGACACCGCCGGCCTCAACTCCTGCGGCGAAGTCGGTCTGGACGAACAGCGCCACCGCAAGCGCCCCGAACACCCACACGGCGATCTGTGTCACGGCCTTGGCAAGTTCGCCGGCCCGCACCTGATGGACGAGATCAGTGAACTTCATGACGAGGGCTGCGAGCCCGATGGTCGGTACTGCCTCCACGATGGCCTCCCCGGTCAACTGTGGTCGAAACGAGGGTAGATGGTCGCGACGGACCACGCGAGGATCAGGCAGGAGGACCGGCAGGGCGTGCCGCAGATCAGGGAGGGCCGCCATCGATCGCCCCGGCGCTGCCGACCAGTTCCGGCAGGTCATCCCACGCCGTCACGCCGTCCCCGATCTTGAGCGTATTCGTCGACACGACGTAGCCGTAGACGGCGACCGGCAGGACCGGATTCGCGGAAGTCAGGTCGTTGGGCGGCTCGATCACCATGCCGCCACCGGGCGGCTGCCGCTGCGGGATCGCGAAGGTCACGTCACGACCACGTCGCGTCGAGCAGCAGCGAGGCAAGCCCAGCCACGAGGTTCTCGCCGCCACCCATCCGCACCCCCGACACGGGAGACCACAACCACGGTTCTGTCCCTCCTCTAAGCCAGATCGTAGACGCGCAGGTATTCGGTGGTGGCCACGGCAGGCTCGGCCCCGGTGCCGTTGCGGCTCACACCGAACCCGTAATGAGTGATGTCGGTGATCCCTCCGGCCAAGTCGCCGGCACCGTACGCCGACCACGAGACCCCGTCGGGTGAACCTTCGACCCTCCACGTGCCGGAGGACACCATCGTCAGCCGGGTGTAAAACAGCGGTCCGCCACCTATCCGGGCGAGCAGGTCGGGCGGCGATGCGTTGGATGCGGCGATGAATGCCGAGAATGTTCCCCGCGACACGTTCAAGGTGGTCGTGGTCCCGCTGATCAGACGTGCAGCCACCGTCGAATCGCCCACCCCCAGCGCGTCGCCGCCGTCGTCGGCGACCACAATGCAGGCGTTGTTGTTGGATTCGTTCTTGGCCGCCAGCCGTATCGCCGCTTCGATGTAGGAGCCGGCCTGCCAGCTCCCAATCAGCGGGAACATGAACCCGGTCAGGTTGCCCGACGCCTGCGAATCGAACAGGACCGACAGGACACCCTGCGCCTCGGTGGCGGTGGCGCTGCCGGACGGCTCGATCTTGGTGCCGGTCCCGGATGTGCCGTCGAACTCCTGCCCTTCATCTTCGGTGCCGTCCGCGACAAGATGGGTGATCCACCCCGGGACCGCCCCGCCGCCGGAAGCCGCCCCCAGTTGGAGCATGACGGTGATGTCTGCGGTGGTCGGCGTCCACGATCCGTCGGTGGTGACGGTCACTCCGATCTCGTCACACTCGACCACCGCGACCGAGCCGGTCCCTGTGTCGCATTCGGTGTTGGTGCCGTCCAATGTTGCGGTCAGCCCTGACCCGACGCCGTTGACCGTCAACTCGACCGTCAACGTCCCGGCCGTGCGGGCCTCGTTGGACAGGACGGCGATGGCGGTCGCGGCGGCGGCGGCAGGGGCCGGGATCGTGGTACGGACCCCGTCAAGCAGGGTCAGCGCGACGTCGGTCTGGTTGGCTGCGACGTTGTCCTGATGCCACGGCCCAGTAGGACCGAGACCCCCCGAACCTCCGCCGGTGGCGTCAACAGTGACCTGCCCGCCGCCGTCGTCAGTCGCTGTCAGGCCAACCCCGAAGTTGAGGGTCCCGACGTTTGTCGCGACTGGCAAGCCGTCGTCGTCGACATCAAGTGAGGCGCCGCCTGACGGTGCAAGTGCGGTCCATGCCATGAGAGTCGGATCGAACGTGAGCACGTCGAACGGGTCCGGGGACAGGATCGGGTCGACGTCCAGCAAGAAGCGGAGGCGTTCAGGCAGCCAAGGCACCGCGTCCTCCGATCGCGCGCTCCTGTTCGGTGGAATCCCATGCGACGCCCTGCCCGTCGGTGATGCCGTCGAGGTTGTGGTCGAAGGTTCCGCCGGACATCGTTCAGCCTGTCGTCGCGTTGAACAGGTCGAGGATCTGTGCGTCAGTCAGCCGGTAGTCGTAGACCTGACAGTCGCAGCCCCGCCCGTTGATACGAGAGCCGTTGAGAGTCGAGGTTCGGGCAGCGCCGATCGTGAACTTGCCGGACGGGTCTCCGGGTGATCCGATCGACACGGCCGACGCCACGGAATCCTGAAACTGGCCGTCCACATATCCGCGCATCGTCGTGCCGTCGTAGGTGACCGCCACCATCTTCTGCTCATCGACGGTCGGGGTCGGGCCGAACTCCAGCTCGGTGCGGGAGGCGCCCGACCGTCGGACAAACGACCAGCGGTCCGGTGACGGGACCTGATCCATCGACAGCGCCCAGCCGCCGTGGTTGATGTCGTCCCACAGGGTGCCGACCATCTGGCCGATGATGCCGTCCGGTTCGACCCAGACCACCGCCGACATTGCTGCGAGCCCGTTGAAATTGAACGCGGTCGTGTCCGACCCGACAAACGACTGGGCGTCGGCCCCCGGGAAGTCGAAGGCGCCATCTCCGCAGCAGAACGAATCCTGACCGACCACGACCGAGGTTCCGATGGACAGATCGAACCCGTTCCCGGACGAGTCGACTGCGGTCGACCCTGACGTCTCGTCGAGTTTCCACCAGCCCTTCGGGTCGAGGGACGCCACGATCTCGTTGCAGTCAAGGACCCTCTGCGGGAGAGGTTCCTTCGTGGTCAAGTTGACGACCCAACTGATCGTCTCCTCAGCATCCGATCCGTGATTGAGCCGCAGTGCCCCACGTGAGCCTGCAGGAGCGTCATATTCGATGTGATCTGGCCAGAACCGCTGGCCCCGGTCCTGCGAGATGATCGCGTTCGGCCACCCGTCCTTTACGACCCCGTCAACGAGAAGTTCCCATTCGCCTCCACCGCCGAATGCCCCAGCGAACGGAAATTCGTAGGCCGCCCACAGTTCGAGGCCGTAGATCGCGCTCCACGGGTGGGTCCATTCGATCGACGGAGCGATCGGGTTGTCAATCCACAGGACGTTCCTGACGACCGTGTCGAACGGCAGCAGTTCTCCTCCGGGTCCGATGTCCACGTCCGTGCCGGAGACCCGCAGCCGAGCGCCGATGGGGGGTTCCCCGACAATGATCTCGCCACCGCCGGCTGTCGTCGGACGGCCTCCGCGATTCGACGGCGCCGGATAGTGCAGCGTCCCACCGCCGGCCTGCGGGAAGGTGGCCGTTTCCCAGCGACGAGATTGGCGTGCCCGCCGAACGAGCCGATCAAGATCGCCCGAGTCACTCATAATGGCAAGTCCTGCAGCGCGACAGCGAAGATCAGGCCGGTGAGCGCCTCCGGTGAGTCGTCCAGCGCGACGGTGATCCCGACGACACGGTAGACCCGAGCGACGCCGTCCTCGTCGGGTGCGGTAATCAGGTCGTCGATGTCGAAGTCGGCGTACGGCCGCAGGCCTGCGGGTCCCCACGTACGCAGCGGCTGGTTCCAGACTTCGCGAGCATGATCGGACAGGGTCCGAGTGGCGAACCCCGCAAGCCCTTCAAAGGTCGGTGAGGTCCCAATCGTCACGCCGATCCTGCGTGACCCATAGGCGTCGAGGCCGGCCTGCTGCGCCGCAACAGCGGTGCCATCCTGTGTCTCGACCAGCAGCGACGTGGCGATGGGTGCCCGTCCGGTGGGGAGGGTTTCGAGGATGCCGCCGGGGCGGTTGGCCTCGGTATAGACCACCGACCCGGACAGGTCCGTGCCGCGGTTCTGCCAGATGTCGACCTGCAACAGCGGCGAGTGCTGCATCCGCCAGTGTGACTGGTCAAGTTGGGTCAGCTGCTGCAGCACGTCGAGCAGGCCGGTGCCGATGCGAACGCCCCACACGTACTCGTTGGCCCACGGGACACCGCCCGAGTCGTTGACCGCGTCAAACCCGAGCGTCACGCCGGGAAGGTCAGGGACGTTGCCTGTGCCGGTCTGCAGCGCCTGCGCCTCGTTAACAAGACATTCGTAGATCGCGCCGATGGTGGCGCCGGGCGGCGTCGCGCCGAATGCAGTGGACAGCACCGCCCACGACGAGTCGGTCCGGACCGCGACCGCTCCAAGAGAGACCGACCCGTCGTCTGCGAATGCTGCGACGGCGAGTGTGGCCATGAGCCATGACAGGCCCGACGCGGACTGTTTGCAGACCCGGGCGGTGATGCAGTGGTCTCCGGCGGGAAGGTTGATCGGGACGTTCTGTGTGCGTTTCGACTGGACCGACGAGGTCTGCCGGGCCACCTCGACGCCGTCGATCCAGATCTCCCCGATCTTCGACAGGTTGTAGAACAGGACGAGGTCCTGCTCGACCGCGGTCGTGAAGGTCTTGTAGAAGTAGCAGCATCCGGCCGCTGAGGCGTACGTGCCGGGGCGCCCCTTGGTGACTTCCTCGTTGACCGTGACCGTCTGCGGGGGATGGTTCAGCGACGAGTGGTCGATGACCAGCAGCGGCACGTCACGTTCGGCAACGTTGCCGCCGTCGTAGGTGATGAGGTACGGGTCCGAGTCGATCCCTGCGCCGGTGACCGACACCGAACCGTCGATGGCGGCGTTGAGGGCCGACTGCAGGTTCGCGGCTGACCACGGGCTCGAGATCGAAGCGGTGGTGTCGCCCTCAAACGAGGCCGTGTAGGTGCCAGAGTCGATCGAGGTGCCGAGCGAGAGCCGTTGGACCTCGTCGATGCCTGCGACAGTCTGCACAGGGTCGGCGCATCCGATCCGGTGGGCAGACGGGTCGGGCCATCCGTCGGGGGATGTGGACTTCCACGGCGGGTCCGGGTTGGACTGGACATGGTCGAGGGGAGGTGGGGCCGCGAATCCGGCGGCGGCATGGTCGAAGCAGCAGCAGTCCATCCAGCCGAACTGGCGAACGCCCGACTGGAACGCCTCGTGGTCTCCGCAGCCGGGAAACACCACTGCACCACCGACATTCGAGGTCCCCAAGGCGAGGGAGGCGCCGTCGCCGGAGATGACCCAGATCTGGCCGGCCTCCTCGTCTTCCTGCATCCGGTCGACTTCGGTGAGCCGGATCTCGAACGCATACTCGTCGCCGACCGCATCGTCGCCGACCACGACCAGACGGGTCTCGACGAACGCGCCGATGTCAGGGTGGTCGTAGGCGAGCCGCAGTTCGCCGTAGCCGACCTCGTTGTCCTCGTCGGTCCAGCCTCCACCGAGGATGCCGTCGGTGACCGTGACGACCGGGGTGACGAGATCGGCGCGAGTGAAGACCTTGGCGGTGATCCCCATGTCAGGCCGGCGGGCCGTCCGGCAGCGTGATCCGCCACACGGCGCGGGCGCGACCGAACGTCTCCTCGTCCTGCCATTCGAGCGGTTCGACCGACATGGGGACCGGCCCGACCGCGACCCCGTCCATCCACGTGACCGTGAGCGTCCGTGACGGCCCGGGGACAACGGCGAGTGCGAGGAAGTCGCGGCGATTCAACTCGATGCCGGCGCAGACGGTCAGGGGCGAGTAGGAGGCCCCGGACCGGTCGACCTCGCCGGTGAACACCATCCGCAGCGCCGCATCCATCTTGTCGGTCATCCGGCCGCGCTGCAGCACCCCGTCCTCACCGGGGACCAGCAGGTCACGGCCACGGGTCGCCCACCCTTTGATCGGCGACCAGTCGGTCACCTGCCATGCCGGGCCGACGAGGTTGGCCGAGTCGGTGCCATTGTCGACCACGACCGACTCGAACGTCCCGGCCTGTGGCAGATCAAGCCCGACACCGCAGGCTTCGGGGCATTCGTTGACGTCAGCCATGCCAGAGCCCCACGTTCGCGCCCAGATCGCGCCTGAGCGTAGTTCCGCTCCCCCGAGGGTTGGGATATGGGTGCGAGGCTGCGGCCGTTGGAGGCGATCTCATGCGAGGACGTCTCCGGTGTGCAGCCACACGTAGTCAGACATCTCCGACGCGATACGGCGTGCCCGACGGCGGCTGACCTCCCCGGTCGCGTTGACCGTCAGGCTCAGGCTGCGGTCGACCTGCTGCGCAGGCGACAGGACCGAGGCCGACTGCAGCATCGCAGGCGGACCCGCGATCGTGTCGCCCTCGAACGACGGGGCCAGCACAAGCCCGTTGCGGGCGAGAGACTCCAGAGACAGCAGCCCGGCAGACTGGGCCTGCGCCAGCAGTTCGGCCACTCTGGCCGGCCGGGTCAACGGCAGCACCAGTTCCGGTCCGGCCTCGCCAACGAGCGCCCTCGTCGCCTCGGTGAACAGGCCGCCATGCGCCGCCTGAACGCCACCGCCGAGCAGGGCCCGGATCGCGTCAAGATCCGACGTGACCGTCGGCGTCCCCGGGATGACGATCCCTGCGAAGATCGACTCGAGCTCGGCGGCCAGCGCACGGGCCTGCGCGGTCGGCTGCTGGAACGGGATGGTGATCTCGACCTCGCCTCGCAGCATGTCCAGTCGCAGCTGGAGCCGTTCGATCTCTCGTTCGGCCGCCTCACCGCGTGCGCCCAGCGTGATCTCCTGCGACAGTTCCTCGATGCGCCGCTGCACCTCACGGATCTCATTGTTGACTGCGGCAGCCTCGAGGTCGATGGTCGGCTCGAGAGCGTCGATCTCGCCGAGGTTGAGGACCGCGTTGCGCAACTCTGCGTTGACGAGCCGGCTCTGGTCGACGAGCTGGTCGGCCGTGTCGACAGTGTTGCCGAACTCGGTGTTGACCTGCGGGATCAGGCCGAGCAGCCCTTCGAACTCGGGGAACGTCTCGGCGATCAGCCGGAACGCATTCGCGACGATCCGCTCCGTGTCGGCCCCGGTCTCGGCGGCACGTTCGGCGGCACCGAGCAGGTTCCCGGCGGCGAACGCCAGTTCAGCGGCCTCCTCGGCCGTGGTACCGCCCGTGACAGCAGCCTCGATCGCCTCGCGCAGATCGGCTTGTGCGCCGATGAACCCGGCGATCGGATCTGCGATTTCGTTTAGCTTGGTCTCGTACTCGGTCAGGGAGGTGACCGCCGCGCTCGCGGCCTCGCGGGTGGCAGCCAGCGCGTCGTTGGCGTCGCCGATTCCAGAGGCCGCCTGTGACCCGGACACGCCCAGATCGTCAAGGGCCGTCGAGGTCTGTGGCAACTGGGCCAGCAGCGTCCCGAACGTCGCGTCGCCGGGGGCCAGCTCGGCAAGGCTTCGAAGGAACGCATCGACGGCGGCGCCACCCCCGGCCTGCACCAGCTGGAGCATCACCCGGTCGAGCGCCTCGAACTGCGCACGTGCCTCGTCGGCCTCCGATGACACGCCGGGCAGCAGCCCCCGAAGCTCGGTGACCCCCAGCAGCAGCGTCTCGAATCCTGACGGGTCAAGCACCACGTCGAAGGCGCGCGCCAGCCGGCCTGCGTCGATGTCCTCGCCGAACGCGTCAGCGAGCGCCTCGAGCGCGCCCAGCAGCCCTTCGGTTCCCGGCTCCGGGTTCGCCAGCAGGTCCAGAACATCCTGCATGGACGTGCCGAGCCCCGCCGTGGCGTCGATGAACTCGCCCGAGTCTGCGACGACACGTCCCAGCTCGCGCCGGTAGTTGGAGAACTCTCTGACGAGGTCGTTGGCCGACACCCCGACAAACGAGACACGGGTGGCGAACTGACGGAACTGCTCCTGCGCGGTCTCGACGTCACCCGACGACACGAGCGCAGCCAGCTGCTGGTCGACCGCCTCAAATCCTGCACGGAACTTGTCGAACGGGTCCTCGACGAGCGGGATGAGCCCGATGGCACGTCCGAGCCCCGCGACAAAGGACTCGAACCCGGACGGGTCCAGCAGGACGTCGGCTGCCCCGGCCAGACGGTTCAGCTCATCGGTGGTGGCCTGCGCCCCGTCGGCAACCGCCGTCAGGTCTGACAGCGCCGCATCGACGTCGAGGTCCGTGGGGAACCCGAGCATCGCCGAAGCCGCCTTGCCGACCTCCTCGGACACCGCGGCGGCAGCAACCGCGACAGCCCCAAACGAGGTGACCGTCCCGGCCGCTCCAGTCCGAAACGCCGCGAACGCGGATGCGGCGCCGGGAAACGCGAGCGCCACCGCCCCCATCGCCCGGGCAATCGACCCTGCGACCACCAGCACCGGGCCGGCCACCGCAGCCACCGCAGCCATGGCAACCACGAACTCCTGCACCGGCTCTGGCAGCGACCCGAACACGTCGGCCAGCGTCGCGAACCCGTCGGCCAGCGCCGTGAGCACGTCGGCGGCGAACGGGCCGACCACAGCGCCGATCTCGATGAACGAATCCTGCACCGACGCGAGCGCCTGATCCATCCGGAACTGGGCGGTCTGTGCTGTCGCCTCGAAGGCCTTGTCGAGCGCACCGGCGGAGTCGGCGACACCCTGCAGGACCGAGTCGACCGTCCCGGCATCCTGCGCCAGCACGTTCATGATCCCGCGCAGGGCTTCGACGTTGGGGAACACACGGGCCAGCGCCTCGTCATTGCCCGCAAACGTGTCTGCGAGCAGGCGCATCACCCCGATCAGGCCGCCCGGCCCGGCAGCCTGTTCCCGAAGTTCCGCCATGCTCAGCCCGGCGGCACCGAGGACCTCTGCTGCGTCGCCGGATGGCTTGAGCAGCGTCGACATGATCCCGATGAGGGTGGTCGCACCCTGAGCAGCGTCCACGCCGGTGCGGGAGAAGGCAGCCAGCTGTCCTGCGACCTGCTCGAACGAGATCCCAAGCGCAGATGCGGTCGGCAGAATGCGGCCAAGCACCGGTGCGATCGCCTCGGCCTCGAGCTTTCCTTCACGAACCGCCGCGGTCAGGATGTCGGTGGCCCGTGTGGCCGTCAGGCCTGACGCCGAGTAGGCGTTGACCGCCGAAGTGACCGCGTCGGCAATCGTGGCGGTGTCACCAAGACCGACGGCAGCCGCCCGCAGGGAGACCTCAAGCGCCTCCGTGGCGTCGGCGCCCCTCAGACCAGCCGAAGTGATGAAGAACAGCGCCTCGGACGCCTCGGCTGCACCACGCCCGAACTCGACGGCCATGTCCCGGGCTGCGACACCCATCTGCTCGACCTCGTCGGCAGCGATGCCCACCAGACCGACGATCTGCGCGAGGTTCGACTCGAACGTGTTGAACGCACGGACGGCCTGCGTCCCAAACGCCACGATCGGCAGGGTGAGCCCGACCGACATCGTCCGTCCCACCTGCTGGGCGGACTGGCCGACACGCTGCAGGTTCTGGCCGATCTGCACGGCCGCCTGTGACGCCGCCGTGGCCGCCTGCGACAGCGGCTGCTGCATCTCCTGACGCAGCCGAGGGCCGAACTGGGACGCGTCCGGGTCGATGACGATCTTTGCACGACCCACGACATCTGAGGAGCTCATCCGTCACTCCATTCGCGGGCCGCCTGCCGTGCTGCCGCCTGCAACTGGGCCATCGTGGTCGGCTGCGGCGGCTGGGGGTCAGCCCCCACGGGGGGCTTGTGGAGACGGTCCCGGAACATCCGCAGCGTCATGTCTGCGGTCTGACGTCGCTGCTGCACCGACGTTTTCGGGCTCAGCGCCTCCAACGCCTTTCGGACCTCGTCGGTCTCGAGCGTGTGCTCGATCGCGGAGCAGAACTGGGAGGCGGACCAGCGACGCCAGTCCACCCCCTCAAGCGCCAGCGAACCCTCGAACGAGTGGAACCCTGCCGGATCGCCAACCGCAGCCCAGATCAGGCGGGCGGCGAGCCAGTAGGGCGTCCCGTGTAGATCCCATTCAGATCGTTGATGAGCGTGCCAACCACGGTCGTCGGCAACTTCGCAGACCGGCAGGCTTCGGCCGTGTCCTCGTCGTTGGCCAGCCGGGCAAGGAACTCCCGGTTGGCCTTGAACATCTCGGACAGGCCGTTGCGATCCCCGGCGTCGGGCCGGGCGTCGGGCAGGACGTCGAACGCCGCCAGCAGCGTCTCGGCATCCACCTGCGACGGCGGCTTGAAGTAGAGCAGCAGGTCGCCAACCTCCGCGTCGACCGGGTCGCTGTCGACCGGGATGTTGATCTTCGCCATGCATGTCCTCCTCGACGGCACAGCCGCAAGGTAGCGCCCCGGCCACCGCCGACGCAGGGGGCCGCGCCGTCGAGGGGATGGGTGCAGTGGCCGGGGCAGTCGTCCACATCTATATGGCCTCGGTGAGCGCATCCCGCAGGAAAGGCCTTCCTTCGATCCCGCGTTGCGCAATGGCACGTCTGATCGGGAACTCGGCCGACGGGTCGATCCCCTCACGTCGCATCCATGCTGCGATCGGAGCCGACGGGGGCATCCTCGAGCCCGCACGACGCCCCTCGTGGACGTAGATGGCGTACGGCGCCTCGGCGACGACATCCCAGCCGGACTGGAACTGGCCGCCGCCGCTGCGCGACTGTCGCACGACGATCGAGTCCCGCAGGTTCCCTGACGACGCCGGGGCATTCCGCCTTGCCTGCCCGGCGACACGCTCGGCACGGCGCAGCATGTCGCCGTCCACGTCACCCCCGCGACGCAGGATCGTCGCCTCCACGTTGGGCTCGAGTTCGAAGCGGACCGAGGACGGCATCAGGAACCCGCCAGCAGACGAAGGCTTCGGTCGGCAAGGTCGACCAGCAGCCGTACGCCTATCCCGACGCATCCTTGGACGGCCGAGGGCTGCACCTGTGTCACCGCCACCCGAAACGTCGGGCAGCACGTCAGCGTCTTGCGGATCAGCTCGGCCTCCCGGTTGGCCCGCTTCCCCGCCGCGTCCAGCGCCTCGACCGACGGGTCTCGGCCTCGAGAGTCCATCTCCGGAAGGCACCGGGCCAGCACGATCGCGACATCCGCGGCCCACTGGGGATGTCGGCACGGGTCCCGCGGGACAACCCGGGTCGGCCAAGGCTCGTACGGGAACGAGGAGACGAGATGGCCGGACAGCTGCCCCTTGGGCTGTCCGTCCCCTGAGCACGAGTCGCAGCATCGGTCCCACAGCGGAGCACCCGCAGTCTGGTGAACCGCGCACGGGCACGAATCGTCCGCATCGTTGAGGGCCTCGCATACGCAGGCGAGGAGGACATCCAGCGCCACACTGATTAGGTCGTCGTCCACGTCAGGCCGCCTTGCGGGCATTGTGCAGGGCGTAGTTTGTCGCGTTGAACACCTGCTGAGCACTGTCGAATCCGAGCCACACACGGATCTCCTCGGTGGTCCAGCCCCACAGGAACCGGGCGGCAAGAATCCTGCGATCGCGCGATTTGAGCCTGCGCAGGATCGTCACGGCCAGCTCGAAGTCCACCACCCGGTCCTCGAACGGCGGATCGTCCTGCTCGACCTGCTCCGGGAGCTGTTCGAGGATGGGCCGGAAGGTGAGCGGTCTGCGGCCGATCTTGGTCCGCATCTCGTCGAAGATCTGGCCTTCCATCTTCTTGCGTGCCCACGATCGCAGCGTCCGGCCCTTGCCGTCCTGGTGTGTGCTGATCGCTTTGGCCAGCCCGTACATGGCGGCGGCTCGGGTTTCGTCCCAGTCCAGCCAGCGGTGTACGCGCGGCCACATCCGGGCTGCGGACAGCTGAACGTCGGTCATCATCTGTTCGGCGTTCATGCGGACGCCAGAAAGTCGATCAATGTGTCCGGGTCGATCCCGTCGAACGTCGTGTTGCCGTGCCCGCCACCGTCGACCTCGTGCAGGTCGGTTGTTGCTGCGTGGGCTGCGGCCAGCGCCTCCACCGTCGAGGCGATGACGGTGGTGTCGGCCGAGCCGTACCACGCCTGCCACGGCACCGTCACGCCGGGTGCCAGCACGAGCGGGTTGAACGCAGCACCGTTGGTCGTGTAGTCGCCGGCGAACGCCGCATCGAGGCTCGCGGCATTTCCGCCCCGGTCGTTGTCATAGACATCGTCGCTGTCGGACAGCGGGATCAGCCCGCAGATCGCCTCGAGGTCACCGTGGTCGTCCTGCAACCGGAACAGGGCGCCGTTGCCCATCGACACGCCCAGCCCGACCGCAGAGGTCGTCCCGAACGTCGTCGCGGACCAGCCGACTGCGGCATGGAGGGCGCCGACTGCCGTGGCGTTCATCCACTGTTCGGTGCCGCCGCCATCAGGGGTGATGACCACCATCCCGGCGTTGGCGATCCGCTCGAACAGCCGGACCAGCGGAGGGAACAGGGTGTAGGCGTCCCCGATCGACGCTGCCGTGCCGCCGATCGCGTGGCCGACCAGCACGAGCCGGCCGCCGGACCGCCACGTGCGGGCAAGAAGACGGTAATGCGCCTCGGACGGGCTGTAGCCGCCGGTCTCCAGCCGTGAACGGACCATGACGCGCTGCGGCATCACTCCTCCACGTAGCGGACCTCAGTCCGCAGGCCGGTGATCCCGACCACACCGGACGGCCCTCCCGTGATCGTGCTCAACGAGCCCGAAACCCGCATCGTGTGGGTGCCGGTGGACAGGGCCGGGGATGCCGACAGGCTGCCGCCCAGCGACGCCGACGCATTGACGGCCAGCGCACCCGTCTGGAAGCGTGCGACCTCGGTCCCGCCGACCGCCCCGTCCCACACCTTGATGATGACCGACGCGGCGGCCGTGAACATCTGGATGAGGGTGAAGAAGTGGACCGCGACCGGACGGACCGGACCAACCTCGATGGTCTTGGCCAGCGCCGTCAACTCGGTGTTTCCGGTCGTGGTGATCGTGGTGGCAGACCCGCCGGTAAACGACGCCGCACCCAGTACGGACGGGGCAGGAGTGAAGTAGGGCAGGTCGTTGTAGTTGTTGACCCCGTCACCCCACTTCGACAGGCCCGTGTTGATCTCGAAGCCGGGTTCTCCTGCCGTCAGGACCGGGTTGGCAGACGCCCACTGTGCAGCCGTGCCGCGACGTACCTGTATGCGTGTCACCATCAGAGTGTCCCTCCGTCGATGTCGTTGAAGAACGTCGCCGTGTCAGGAGCGCCTCCGTCGATCGACGAGGCGAACAGGACGGTGTCCGGTGCACCCCCGTCGATGGCCTGCGGGTCCGGCGGATGCCCGACCCCGCCAAGCCCGGCCAGCCGAGGCGGCAGGCAGACGTGCGGCATCAGGACCCCCCCGGCACATGCACCCGCAGAGGCTCCGGATCAAGGTCAGGCGACCACACCGCAGCCGGCATCAGGATGCTCCCGCCCGGGTTCACCGAAGACAGCCACAGGTCGACCTCGTCGATGCCCGTCAGCCCCTCGGCGAACAGGTCTACGAGGTCCTTGAACCTGATGGTGGTGCCCTGCCGGACCTTCATCACCACGTTCGACGGCAGCCGGCAGTCGCATCCGGGGATACAGGCCTTGGCCAGCTCGCACGCCCACGACTCGGTCGCCAGCAGCCCGCCAGAGTCGACAGGAATGCCTGCACGAGCAACCACAGAGAACCCGTCACCCTCCCGCGACAGGTCCGGGCACGCCGGCCAGCAGGCCCCATCAAGGCGGACAAGGCGGTCAGGGCGGACAAGCACGTAGGCCGACTCGTCCACCACCTCCCCGTCGACCACGACCTCGTCAATGTCAGCGATGTAGGTGCCGTCCAAGTAGATCGACACTTCGCACGGACGGGAGCACGAACACGGCCGGCAGGTGTGGCGCGGGCTACATCTGGTGCGCCACGGCCGGACCTCGACCGGGCACGAACCGTACCGGCGTCCCGATCGGGCCCACAGCAGGTGCGTGGTCGCCTCGAGGGCCTGCAGGATCAGCGCGTCAGTGACGCCGTCGGGAAGGTCACAGCAGTTGGCTTCCTTGAACTCGTCGACCGTGACCCACGGGGCACAGGGAGCGACTAGCACCACAGCGGGCCTCCATGACGATCAGGAGCCGGGCACCGTCACGGCCGCACAGGTCGCCTCCGGCGGGGCGAGGTTGGTGATCAGCGGCACCGCGAAGCACTTCGAGCCGACACCGGGGGCGGGCAGCGGCGCCGGCAGGACCGTGTCGGAGGTCAGCCGGACATCCCAAGGACCCTGACCCCACCCCGAACCGGTGCGGGTGTTGCCCTCGACCTGCAGCTGCCATGCGACGTCGGCGATCGGGTTGGGCGGGTTGAACACGGCATTGTCGATCCACGGCCACAGCCAGTAGATCCACGTCCCCTCCACGCCCTCCGGGCAGTCCTCGGCCAGCACGTTCTGCCACGCCTCGAGCGCGAACCGGCCGATCGAGTCGGTGCATTCCTGCCAGCCGATCTCCTCCATGTCCTCGTCGACGATGACACTGTCGCCGGTCATCAGCGCCAGCGCCGTGGGCGACAGGTTCCAGAAGTTGATCGACATGTCCCGGCCACGCTTGGACGGCCGGCCACGCAGGTAGCCGCAGGACGAGCCGTTGGCACGCCGGAAGTCGATGTCCTGCCCCTGCTGGATGTTGGGGGTACCACCGACCGACACGACACAGTCCTCGACCCATGCATTGGGGCCCGGAATCGGCACCCCGCATTCGTCGACGAGCGTGATCCGGAACGTCTCGAACGTTGACGGAAGGACACACAGGGTCATGGTTCAGCCTCCTACGAGGACTCTGGCGGGCATCCCCGCGTCGGAACATCCGCTGACAGGTTCACGCACGTGTCGAATGCGACAATGCCGGCGCGCTGCGCCCACGCCTCGGCGGTGTTCTGGCGCCGCTCAGGATTGGTCATCTCCTGCGACACGTCGACCGCTGCCCACACCGTCGAGGTCGCCCAGATCCGCACCTCGTCCGGCCCGCCGATCTGCGGGTATCCGGGCGAGAACACCCACTGGGCCACCCCGCCGAGCATGTCGTCGACGACCAGACGAAACGCGGACAGGACCGGGATCGCACCGTAGGGGGCGTGCAGCCAGATCGGCATCCCGAACCCGGCGTCCGCCGCAGCCTGCATCAGCGCGGCGACACCCTCCACGATCGACGTGAACGTCCCCAGCGACGTCGCATCTGCCAGCGACGCCGCCCCGACCCCGGCAGTGCCGGTGGCCAACTGGTTTCCCAACGCCCACTCGGTCGTGGCGTCAAGGCGCCCCAGCGCATGGTCTGTGACCTCGACCCGCGACAGCATCGAACAGGACGACCCCTGCCTGATCTGGAAGGGCCGGAAGGCCGCGACCGTCGGGCGGTGCGGCTCGTCTGTGGACGTGACACACCCATCGGTGACGACCGGTTCCCCGCACCCGTAGAACGGGAACACGAGGCCGCGCTGCCAGTCGTCGGGAGGGGGGACGGCACGGGCCAGCAGCCCGCCGGGGGCGCGGCGAGACTGGTCGACCTCCGCAGTACGCGGGAGTGTCGCCTCAGGCATCCGTGCCGTCCCTTCTCCGGGTCACGCGGTCTGTCAGGACGTCGCGGCCACGCAGCCGCTGGTCGTGTCGCAGATCTCGACCGGGATGTCCAGCGACTTGGACCCGCAGCCACGAGACAGCAGGCCCTCGAACGACTCGGCGAACGCCGCGACCTTGTTCTGACGGTTCAGGTCGTGGTCGCGGATCTCGGTGCCGAGGTCGAACGTGCCACCGTCGAGGAACGTGAACTGTCCCTCGGCCGCCAGCACAGCCGACGCCATCGCCGGGTAGTCCTCGAGCGGGCCCGACAGCTGGTCGCCGGCGAGGATCGTGTCCACGTCGATCGAGTACGTCACGTTGACGCCCTCGTTCGCCAGAGCGGTCGCGACCATCTCTGAGGTGTTCTCGACCATGTCCGCGGTGCCGTAGCGGCGGTTGCGGGCGTCGGTGGCGATCGCCGCCAGCACCCACTCGGCCAGCCACAGGTGCAGTTCGACGCCGACGTAACGCTGGTCCTGACGGATCTGTGCCGCAGCCAGCCCGACGTTGTTGAGCAGGTTGGTGTAGATCGACCCGAACGCCGCACCGGTGTGCAGCGACGCAGTCCCTTCCCGCATCGCCGTGAACAGCTGGGCTTCGGCACGACGTGCCTGCAGGCCGGTGACCGCACGGATCGCGCCCTCCCACTGCTCGGGAGAGAACTGCCGCTGGAAGTTGCCGATCTCCAGACAGCGGTAGACGCCGTTGACGTCGACCGTCTGGGAATCCTCACACTCAACCTCGAGGCACACCTTCCACGTCGCCTCGTTCTCCGGATCGACGGCCGCATCGTCCTCGCAGGTCCAGATGTCCGCCCCCGAGTCGGGGATGCAGATCGCCGGGAAGAACTGGACGACGCCACGGTCGGTCCCGAACGAGGTCACCGAGTCGCGGATCGGCCGGGCAGCCGAGGTCAGGACCGGGTTCTCGTAGATCGGGGTCGGCAGCGCGCAACAGCCGCCGGCTGCCGCGACCGCCTCGGGGCGGACGATGTCGTCGACGATCCGGGTGTTGTCGCCGATGTTGCCCGGCAGGGTCCGCTCCTGCGCGAACTTGGTCTCGATGCGTGCCACCCGCTCACGACCGTTCTTCAACCCGCGGGCAGACGACGCAAACGAGTGTGCGAGGTCATGCCACGTCAGGTCGTCGCGTGGGGAGTCGCCGACCATGACCCGATAGTCGGTGCGGGCCAAGTCCTCCGGCGCCGAGGTTGCGGTGGCCGTCAACCCGAGGCGGGCGGCCGCCTCACGGACGCTGAGCACCCGCGCAGGAGCCGTCGGCTCACCGCCATCCGGATCGGCAGGCACGCCGGCCGGCGGGGTTGCTGGTGCGTCCGGGTCCGGGACACCGGCAAGCAGATCGTCGACCTGTTGGCCCAGCGTCCGCTGGGATGCCTCGATCTCCTCGATCGCCGCGACCGCCGTCGCGTATGCCGACTGCAGCGACTGCAGCGCTTCGAGGTCGGTGACCCCGTCGCGCCTGAGCGCATGCAGCTGGCGTGCGAGGTCGTCGCGCGCGGCCGTCAACTCATCGAGGGTGGGCGGCTCGACGTCGGAACCCTCTGCGGGGTTGAGTCGAGCGATGACTTCGAGCGGGTCCATCGTGGACGCCTCCTGCATTGGGATGCGGGTGGCGATCCACGCCAGTCGCCGGCGATGCACGCCGGGTCTGGGGCGAACCGTACAGGCAGCGCAGAGGAGACGCAACAGGGGTGATGTGAATGCTGGGGGCCGTAGGGTCGCGTTGAGGTCGCGTGTGAGGGGCCGTACCGGGGTTCGGGAGGGTCAGGTATAGGGCTGCGGTTGCGGCCGTTAGATCGGCTCTGAGGTCATTCCCACGTCGAGAACCCGCCGAGCAGGCGCGGCAGCCCACCCTCGCCCGACGGGAAACGCACCACCACGAACGCGCCCCGGTCGTCGAACGTCCACGAACCGCGGCAGGCCGCGTCGCACTCGTGCGGGCCGGCATGGCCGTGGTCGAGAACGCAACGACAGGAGTACGCGTCCTTGCCGCAGGTCAATGCCGACGGAGGACGGCCCTTCTCCTCGCATCCCTCGATCGCGCAGCTCATGTGCTCACCACCTCCCATCGTCGCACGGACGGCAGATGACCTTGCCCTCCGTCGGATACGGCCGGGCAGGACGGCCACAGTCAGGCGCATCGCAGGCCGTACCCGCGTCAGGGGCCGGCAGCCCCAGCAGCAGAACCGCAGCCGCAGCGACGGCGGTGAACGTGATCCGGGCGACGTCATCCCACAGGGCCCGGTCACGCCAAACCGTGTCGGCCTTCATGCCGTCACCTCCTCGTTCACGTCTGCGGCATCCCGGAACTTCTGGCACCGGTCCGCGGACTCCCGCGAGAGGTTCTCGTACTTGCGGGCCAGCCGCGTCTCGCCGCGGGCGCGGTACTTGGCCGCACGGACCGCGTAGACGTTGGACCGGTGAGCAAGGGCGTTGGCGGCGTCCTGCAGGTCGAGGGCGGTGAGGGCCACGGGGTGGCTCCGGCAGTCGCAGTCGGTGACCGGCAGCGGCGTCACTTCGTGGCAGTTGGGGCAGATGCCTACGGCGGTCATGCCGTCACCTCCCGCTTCCACTCGTCGTACAGGTCCCCGATGCTGGGGGCTGGGTCGCGGAGGTTGAGGCCGTCGTCGTTGCAGCACCCGTCGTGGTCCACGAAGGCGATGCCCATGCCGGCGGCGTTCAGGCCTCCGGTCATCTTGCCGGGGCAGGCGCCGTGCTTGCGTCGCGCCCAGCGGGCGAAGCGCATGATCTCGAGTTGATCGTCGAGGTCGAGCAGATGGGTGATGGCGGCGGCGCTCATGCGACCTCTCCCTTCGCGACACAGCCCGGGCAGGCGACGAGCCCGTCGTCGTCCATGCCCCAGTCGTCCGTGTCCTCGCGAATCTCCACGTCGCAGAAGTCGCAGCCGAAGGTGCGCTCTGCGAGCCGGAGAGTGACCGTCTGGCCTCCGTTGGAGGTGTGCGCTTCGTAGGCGCCAGTGGCGAGCAGTTCCGCCGCTTCGGTCTCTGTGATCGGCAGTCCCATCGGATCTTCCTTTCTGAGGGTTGCTGTCTCCCCTCAGTATAACCGATCTGGAGCCGGAAGTCAAGTAGTTGTGTGGCCACGGCGCGGCCCCGCCAGAGCCGTAGTCCGACGGGGCCGCGCGGTCCGAGGCTGCTCACCCCGGAGTCAGATCACCGTAGCCGCTTGATCGCGTCCCCGGCAGTCAGGCGTCCGTGGCCGGTTCCTCGACAGGCGGAGGGTCTGCCGGCACGTCGGCTGGGTCGCCCGGTTCATCGTGGTTGCCGCCGTCAGGCTCCGGGTCCGGTTCGGGCTCAGCCGTCTCAGGCCCATCATCCGGGTCGTCGCCGGACGCAGACGGCTCGCCCGCTGGTTCGTCTGCGTCCGGCCCGGCAGCAGGTTCCTCCTCCGGCCCATCTTCCGGGTCGTCAACCTGCAAGGCCGGCGGCTCCGGGATCGCCGCAGCCATCCGGTCGATGAGCAGGTCAGCCAGCGCCCGCTCGATCCGGGACAGGGAACGTTCGATCGCCTCGACCCGAACATCCGTCGCGCTCCCACTCGACGCGCCGGCCGTGAAGAACGTCGCCTCCGCGTTGGCCTCGTCCGCCACCGCCTCCTCGACACCTTCGCCGGCCTCCAACTTCACGCCGGTGGTGAACTCGATGACCTCCCCCTCGGCCAGCCCCTCCCCAGCCGAAGCAGCCACAGCCCACGCCTCGGTCGGAGCGAGATGGACACCGACCGTCCGGTTGCGCCACATCTCCACGCTGGCGCCACACCCGATCGCCTGCATCACCTGCTGGCGCGTCAGCCCGTCGACGACAGTGCCCGACACGGCCAGCCCGTACGGGGTCGGCCACGCACGGACCAGCGCAAACACCGACGTGGAGTCCTCACGGTGCCGCTGCATCTCCTCCACCGAACCCCACCGGGAACCGGTCCGCACCGCGTGAAGGCCCTCAAACGTCAAGGTTCCCACGCGGACCAGACGTCCGTCGTCCAGCCACGCCTGCTTCGTGTGGAACTGGGACAGGCTCGAGTCCGCCTCGCCCGGATACAGGTAGCAGCCCTTGAAACCGGACAGGTCCGAGCGGTGGCAGGCTCCCGACGGGGCCACGATCCCCCACACCCGGCCGTCGAGGTCGACGGTCAGCGGCTGCAGCCCCTTCGCCTTCCACTGCCCGAAGTGAGGTGCCGGCAGCGCAGGGACACTCGAAGCCGCCGCCAGCGCCAGCGTCCCGGTGATCGACAACTTCGCTCCCGCGAACGCCGCCGTGTCGACGATCGCAACATGGCGGACGCGCAGCGACGCGTCCGACAGCATCTCCTCGAACTCCTCCCACTCCATCTCGTCGATGTCTTCGGGGGTGAGGCCGTCGAAGTCTTCGGGGTCGAAGTCCCAGCGGATCGACACGCCGACCGCCCCGTCGGTCAGCAGCTCGACCGCACGGCGCACCGCGGCCTGCGTGTCCGGGTCGGACGAGCCCGACAGTTCACCGGCGGTGGCGACGATCGAGGCCGTGTCGCCGTCGACCTGACGCTCGAACGCGGTGACCATCCCGACGGTCCGGCCAGTGTGGTCGCCGTCCACGAGGTCGAGAATGATCGGCACCGGGACGGTCGACTCCCACGTGAACACGTTGAGGGGGAAGAACCGCAGGTCTCCGGTCCACATGCCCTCGAACACGACCGGCCCCTCGACCGGCACCGGGTCGACGGTGCCGTCAACGTTGGGCTCGCCCTGCAACAGCCCGAGCGTGGCGCCGTCCTCGGAGAGCGGGCAGTCAGGCCAGTCGTCGATCTCGGCTTGGATCGCCTCGTACACCGAGCAGAGGCGGGCAGCGACCCGGTCACGTTCGTCCTCGGACGGCAGGTCGGTCTGGTCGATGCGTGCCGCCGCAGCCGCCGCGCCCCGCGGGACGATCTGCAGTTCTCCGTCGATCACGTCGACATACCCGAGCTTGTAGTGGGCCCGGGCGGTGCCGTCCTCGTCGTCGGTGCGCCACAGGAACGCCTGCGACATGCAGGCCACGTCGACCTCGCCATCCTCGTCGGTGCAGAAGTCGAACACGCGTGACGAGGCGCCCGGTCCATCCCACGCCGTGTCCCGGTCGGCGATGGTCAGGTCAGTGGCGCCAACCACCACCAGATCGGTGACCGTGGCCTCGCCGCAATCGTCGCAGTCTTCGCAACCGCACCCGGTGAGGAAGTCATCGACGTCGGCGTCGAGAAAGCGGACCAGCTGCATCACCCGGCCAAACGACTCCGGCGCATTGCCGCCCCTCAACCTCGAGAACGTCGAGTGAGGGATAGCCAGCTGCGATGCCAGTTCGCGCCACGACCCCTGCTTGGCCGCGTCCAGCGCGTCGTAGAGCGCGGCCGCGTCGACCTGTGGTTCATGGATGGCAGTGGCGGGCATGGCGGCCTCCGTGGACAGTGCGGTTGTCCGGCGATCCACGCCCGTCGCAGGTGGTTCACACGCTGCGTCCCGTCACCGTACCTGCGCCTTCGCCGTCGTGTCCACCGTCGGACCACGCGTGATCGACCCGCCGACGGTCCAGTCGAGCCCGGAGGCGTCATGGCCGACGAACCGGTGGGCCCTGCGGTCGCCTGCCCTCCCGCGGATCATCGACGGGTTCTCGGCTTCGGGCCTGTGGTCGACCAGCGACGGGATCGTGTAGAGGCAGTGCAGCCCCGAGCGGCGGTAGGCCCGCTCCAACTTGTGGTCCACGTTCGGGGTCGGTGCCCGGTCGGCGATCGGAAGCAGGTCGAGCAGGTTGCCAGTGGGCAGCAGCAGCCCGACGGCCCACCACGGCCCGGGACCTCGCAGCAGCGTCCCGTCAGGGGTCGAGTCGACTGCACGTCGGACGAGGAGTTCCTTCGGCCGCAGGCCACCCACGTACAGGGAGACGGGCTGGGGCCCGGCGAGTTCGCTGATGGTCGCCAGCGTCTCGCACAGGCCGCGTTCGGGGACGATGACGTCGTCCTGCAGCATCAGCATCGTCGGTGCACCAGACGCGGAGCCGGCCTCGAGCGCCCTGCGGTGGGTGTCCCAGCGGCCCTTGCCTCGTTCGACAGTGACGTGGACGTGCCCGAGCCGCTCCTCGATCTGGGCGACCCAGTCTTCTGGGCGCCGCTGGTCGTGCACGACCGCGACATGCAGGCCCTCCCCGGCACATCGGGTGCAGGTCACGGCTGGTAGCCGAACCGTCTGGCCGCCGACTCGAACCCCACAGCCTTGGTCAGGTGGTCCCATTCGACCGGCGGCGGGTTGTGGACGTGCTGCGGGGCGGGCATCACGGTGACGTCGGGGCCGCCGACCTTCCGTGACCAGCCCGTCAGGATGTCGACGTCGAGGTCCTCGATCCGGACGATCTCGTCGGCATGGACCGCCGCTTCCCGGTTGCAGCCGACCCAGAACGCTGCCAGCCGCATCTCCAACGACCAGTTCGCAGGCGACCATCGGGCTCGCAGCCCGCCAGGGTCGTTGTCGGCGAACCCTTCGTTGCGGTTGACCTGACGTCGCAACTGTGCCAGCGAGGCGACCGTCTTTGCGGGATGCCGCACCAGCAGGACCGTCCAGCAGTCGGGGACGGGCAGGTGCAGGGTGCCGAACCACGAAGACTCGGCCTGCCATCCGGCAGCGCGCACCCCTGCGACGATCACGGCGTCCTCGTGGCCACACGGCAGCCCGGCGTCGGTGAGGGCCTTGGCGACCGTGTGGGTTCCACACCGACCGGTCCCCGTCACCAGCAGCCTGCCCGCCTCAGAACCCGCAGGATCGCGACCAGACCTCGCCTGCCGGGACATGCGGGAGGTCCGGGGGCCGGCATATGGGCGCCAGCCTGCGCCGCTCTCAGGCGATCTGGTGGAGATCACTCGGGCGGTTGGACCTCGGACCCGAACAGTTCCTTGCGTGCGTCGACATGCCGGCGACGCTCGTCGGCGACCCGTGCGATCTTGTCCGGGTCGATGATCCCCGGCCCGTAGACCACGCCTTCCGGGTCGTCGCGGTAGTCCCACACCGCCCCGGTGAAGAACACGACGTCCTCGTCGGTCTGCTCCGAAACCTCCAGCGCAAGACCGCGGGGGTGGAAGAACAGCCGATTGGCCTCCTGCAGAAACCCGGCATCCCGGAACTCCGCCACGGTCAGGCGCGGGATCGAGACGTCCACCTCGACCTCGGTTTCCCCGTCGTCGGGTAGCCCTCCCAGCCACGGGTCGTCGTCGTGCTCACCGAGGCCTGCGCCGGTCGTGAACTCGGCGTCCGGGTAGACGTCCGTACCACCCACACCCTGATCCTCGACGCCCTCGTGTCCGTTGGTCTCGTCACTCATGCTGCTGCTCCTTGTGCAGGATCGCGAGGCGGTCCTCGGCCTCAAACGTAGCGCCAAGACCCTTCAACCAGTCGACCGACGCAGGCGTCGCATGGATCACACGGCTCGGCGCTTGCCGCTGGACCAATCGTAGATCGACGTGATCGAGACCCCGAGGGATTCTGCAACACTACGAGGATGGTCTCCGGCCTGAACTCGCCTGACCGCGTCTCGCACCTGATCGTCGCTGATCCGCGCTGCATGATGACGCTCCCCGCTTATCGTCCTGTCGACGTCGGCTGCCTGACGCAGGTTCTCCGCGTAAGTCTGCCACGACAAGTGCTCGGGCGCGACACAGTGCCGGTTCCCGCAGACCTCATGTGGGGCGTGGCCCATCGTGTGCCTGTCGGACGGGCGCGGACCAGCGAAGTGTTCCAGCACGAGATGACCGACGGTCCGCTTCTCGCCTTCCCACTCGACCAACGGGTAGCCGGACCCTGCGATGCCGAACGGCCACAGCACGCAGCCGTTTGGTTCGTGCGGGGCAGTGCCGTCAAACACCGTTCGGATGAATGCGGGCAACGCACCCCGGGGCGCCGTGACCAGCGTGATCGGGTCGCCGTGGCTCCGCCACCGTTCGTAGTGTCTGCGACACCACCCGCGGGCGGTCACGATCCGTCCGCACCCGTCGATGGAACACGTACGCTTCGGCATATCGACTCTCCAGAAGTCGGTCGGCAGCCCGGACGTGCAAGCGTCGCGGGCTGCACCCATCCTAGCCGGAAGGCTTGTGCAGGATCGCGAGCCGGTCCTCCGCGTGGAACTCGGCGCCCAAGTCTTTCAGCCAATCCACGCTGGCTGGGGCTGCGTGTAGATCCTCGCAGGCGTACCAGCCTCCGGCGGCGAGCCTCGGCCAAAGGATTCCGTGGGAGGCGACATGGTCGGCATGCTTGTGGGAACAGTCGTCGACAACCACGTCGGCCTCGCCGCCCAGCCAGTCCAGCGCAGCACCGAGCACCTTCGGGTCAGCCTGCTCGCCCTGAAAGTGCCGGTACCGCAACCGACCCGGCGCCTGCTTCAACTGGTTCGGAACCGGCTTGATGTCAACACCGGCAACCTTCGCGTCCGGCAGGTAGTCCAGCCACATGCGGATCGACGACCCCGCCTGCACCCCCAGTTCGAGCAGCCGCAACGGCTCGTCACGTCTCGGGGCAAGCAGGGCCTCGTAGGCCCGCGTGTACCGCTTCGGGAACAGGCCCCTGCCGGGGGCCGAGCCCTTGTCGGTGCCGTGTCTGGCGGCGAGCCGGTCCAGTTCACCATCGAACGCCAGCATGTCGTTGGTCATCGACGCTTCTTTCATGATCTGGTTGACGGGCCAGCGGTCGTCTCGGCCGAACTTGTTGGGCCGGTTCGCCGTGTTCCATCCGCCGACCAGCTGCAGCCAAGACGGCTCGAGGATCTGCCGGACGTTGCGTCCCCTGCCAACTTCGGTGTGCTGGCCGCCGACGTCGAGCATCATCGCCCTCTGATCCTGCGTGACCGCAAGGAACGGCGGCAGGTGATGGCCCCGGTAGTCCAGCGCCCGGCCGACCCCCGAGTCGAGGTCGATCTGGCGCCCACACGGGTAGGCGACCGCGGTGCGGGGCAGAAGCGACGTGAGCATCTCGACGTCGAGCGCCCCCGGAAACCAGCGGTCATCCGCGTCGCAGCGGACCACCGTGAACCTGCCACCGGCGACATTGGGGATCTCGCGGGTGTCCTGCGGCATGACCGTCGCCGTCTCGGGAGCCAGCGTCCGGACGAGTTCGAGATGTTCCGGTGCGGTGGTCCACACCCACCGGGCCTGCTCCGGGATGCCGCCGGCAGCAACCTCCGAGGCGAGGCGCGCCCACCAGCGGACCCGTTCTTCGCTGGGGACCTGTCCGGTCCCGAACCGGCAGCCGACCCTCGTCACCACCACGAGCCGGCGCGGTCCGAGGGCCGGGGCCGCCTTGACCGCTTCCCCACGGCTTGGGGCGACCCCGGCCGTCTGCGGCGGCGGCTGAGCCAGCAGCCACACGCCCGTTTCCTCGGCCTGCATCCCTGCGGTTGCCCGCCACAGCCGCGACCGGACGTTGATCGCCTGCCTGCGCGGTTGGGACTGCATCCCAGACGGTGACGCCACCGACAGGCTCCCACGCCGCTGCATGTGGTGGTAGCCGTAGTCATCGACAGCCGCCCATCGCAGATGCCGGATCGTGAGGCCGATCAGCATCGTGTCCCATGCGAACCGCCAGCCCGGATGCGGCCCACCGATGCGACGGAGCGCTTCGGTGCGCCAGATGATGCAGCACTGCTGGGTGACATGCCCCAGCCGCTGGTCGGTCACCTGACTCGGCTGGGGTCTGCGCAGGTTCGTGGACCCGTTGATCCGATGGGACGTGTACCCGCCGATCAGCGCCTCGACCCCGTCGGTCGCTGCCGCAAGCATCCGCTCGATCCGGCCCGGGTCGGACCGGTCATCGGCGTCGTGGACACAGAACCAGTCGGTGTCGCAGTCGGCCAGCACCGCGGCGTCGGCGGCATAGCGGCCGGCTGAGACCGGCACATCGACGACCACGACACGCCCGTCGTCAAGGGCCGCCCCAAGCGCCGTCCGAACCGCGGCCGGATCGCCGCCGTCGTTGGTGACCACGAGTTCAATCTCCTCGTGGGTCTGTGCCAGCACCGAACCGGCCGCCTCAGCCAGCGTGTCAAGCGTGCCCCCGTGGCACGGCATCGAAACCGTCACAGACGTCACGGCAGGTCCCAGCAGTCACCCATTGCGCGGCCCTGTCAGGTTCGTGGGCCCCGCAAACGTGGCCTCAACCGGCTCGCCGCACGGGACCGGTTCGCACCGCTTCAAGACAACCTCGTCAAGCCATACGACCTCGGTCTGCCCGCCATGCCCGTGAATCTTGTAGACCGACCCGACGCCGTTGTCGTGGAACACCACCGACGTCGGGTCGCCTGCACCGGGGTTGCCCTCGGGGACCAGCCAGCGGAGCGCCACCACCCCGTCGGAGAACTCGACTCCTTCGGCGACCACGCCAGTCCCGGAGATGCCGGTCGGGTCGGACCGTCGGTCGAGAACGAACCGTCGTGGGCCGGTCATCAGGGCCTGTGGCGTCGCGCCGGTGACAGCGTCTTTGACGTCCTCCAAGATCGACTCGATGCGTTCAAGCGCCTCGCTGTTCTGCCCCCATGTAGCCGTCATGCGGCGACCTTCGGCACTCTGTAGAGACGGTTGACCTCATACGCGAGCATTACGGCCGCGCAGACGGCGGCCAGCATCTCAGCGACGGCGCACGCACGGTCCCCGCTCAGATGACCCCGCTGATGGATGTAGAGGGCGATCTGATCCGGCCCCGCAACGAACGCGGTCGCAACCAGCCCATCCTCATCGAAGCATTGCCACCCTCCATTCTGGCTTGTCACTACCGGAGACGACCAATCGCTGGAGTTCTCGTCGGCGACAATCTCGATCATGGATGCCGCCAACGATTGGGCGGCGTCCACCCGCAAATACGGCTGATGCAGAGAAACCGAAACGCCAACCTGTGGGTGACCAACGGCCGTTGCGTAAACGAGCCCGTCAGCGTCGCCGATCCTCCATCCGTCCGGAATGCGCTCGCGCACTAGCACTACCCAATCTGTCATTGTTCATCCTCCTTGAAGGGACGGTAGTTGGCCTCGATCCACCGGACCAGATCGACGCTGTGAACGCCGGCGCCACGCCGGCGTTCAGGCACCGGCCGCCACCTGCTGCGGGGCGAACACGCCGGTCTCCCGGCGCAGGACAGGTTGCAGGTCGCACATGCAGTTGTGGGATAGGATGCCGTTCGCACTGTAGAAGCCAACGTCTGTGGACAGGTTGTAGACATGGCCGCTGTATTCGAGTCGTTCGACCGCGACGATCTTGTCGAGATGTACCGCCAACTGGGAACCTACGAGGCCCTCGCAGAACGGCTGGGGACCAGCGCGTCCACCATCGCTCGCGCCATGAAGGCCCACGGGATCGCTCCCGGCAACAGGGCCGTCGAGCGCTCCGGCAGTCTCGACATCGATGGCATCGTGGCCGCGTATCGCGCTGGCGACTCCGTTCAGTCTGTTGCTCGTCAGTTCGGGTGCGCCCGCAAGCCGATTGTTCGCATCCTCACCGAGGCCGGCGTCTCGCTTCGGACCGCCAGCGAACAGCACATCATCCGCAACCAGCGACTCAGCCCCGAACAACGACGCGCCCGGACTGCCGCTGCCAACAAGGCCAGCCGAGGCCGTACCCCCAGCCTCAACGAGCAGATCCGGCGTGCTGCCGGGGTCGAGGCTGCGGGGCGCCACCACAGCGAATGGGAAGCCCTCATGCATCACTGGCTCGAAGCCCGAGGACTGTTGGCGGTCCCCCAACGTGCGGTCCACACGTACAACGTGGACCTCGCCGTCGCGCCCGTCGCCGTGGAACTGCAAGGGGGACCCTTCCACGGTGTCCCGTCGCGACGTCGCAAGGAGGCAGGCCGCCTCGAACACATCCTCAGCGAGGGCTGGTCGGTGGTCATCGTGTGGAGTACGTCCCGTTGCCTCATGGATGTCCGTGCAGCCGACTACGTGGCTGCCCACATCGAGCAGGTGCGCGGGGACCCATCCCTTGTCGGTGAGTACCGGGTGATTCGGGGTGACGGTCAACTCGTTGCCTCCGGCCGTGGCAAGCCGGACGACAACGCCCTCAAATGCCCGTGCTGACACCGACGACACTGCTGTTGCCTCAACAACGGTCCCCTCGATCACGCACGGCGGGTTGGGCATCCCGGGCGCATATCCAGTCGGGGTCGGGATGCCATCGAGAGGATGGAAGGTCCCACCCAGCGAACGGTGCGGTTCGAACTCTCCCCCCAACACGCCCGGTCTCCACAGCCACCGCCAGCCGGTGTGGACGATGCCGTTGTCCTTCAACGCCTGCATCGTCTTGACCCCGACGCCAAGTCCGCCGGGTGCCGCCGGGGTCGGCGTCCAGCCTGCGGGAGTGAGCGCCGCGACGATGGCGCCGTCATGCTCACCGCCGGCGACCGCCATCACCGACCGCAGCAGGTCCGGGTCAGGGCCGGGCGGATGCTTCTGTTCAGCCTGTCCGATCGTCTGCGCGATCAGCCCGGACACGAGCATGTCCCGTGACGCAGTCAGGTCCGTCTCATCCCAGTCGGGCTCCACGACCGGGGCGTCCGCCCCTTGACCGAACAGGGCCGTCAACGACTCCTGAGCCGTCCCGAGCCGGCCAGTCCACCAGTCCGCCAGAGGCTCCATAGCGTCGGCAACCACCTGATCGACATCCACCCCCACGTCGCGGAGCAGCTGCATCCCGACGGTCGCTGCAACCTCGCCGTTCGGGACGTCCGACGGGATCTCGTCCCGCAGGTCACGTCGGCTCCGCGCAGCCGCCCCGATCCGGTCGCGGGCACGCTCGACCGCCATCGCCGCCGCACCGTTCAACTCGGAGCGGACCTGAAAGTCGACCTCCGCGAGCGTCCTGCCCAGATCATCCAGATCGCCCTCCACCGCCGATGCGGCAGACACCGCCTCAGGTCGGCCCGCACCGTCGCCGTTGGGCGCGCCCGACCGGCCCACGAGGGGGTGCAGGAACACGGATGCCTGCACCGCCTCGTTGCCCGCCCGGGAGGCGGGGTCCTGTTCGCGCGGGACCTGCCCGGTCAGCGACCGGATGAACGCCAGCAGGACCAGATCCTCCTGCGTCGGGGCCGCATCCTCCGGGACCCCGAGCACTTCGCGGGCGAACCGCGCCCCGATCAGCCCCATCTGCCAGCCGTCCTTGACGTCGGCGACCGAATGTCGACGCGCCAGCAGCAGCGTCGGGTCCGGTTCGACGAGGATCTCGCCGACACTCGGCAAGACCTTCGCCAGCGCCCCTTCGGCCACGCGAGACACCAGCTGCGCCGGAGGTTCGACGTGGGCACGGTACGAGGAGTTGTGGTGGGCATACCCCTCAGCAACGATCGTGCCCGTCGACGTTCGCAGCGTCACAACCTCTCGACGCCCAACCGGCCGCACCGAGACCACGTCAACCAGTGACGTGAGAAACGCGCCGATCTGTTCAGGTCCGCCGCACGCTTCGTACTTGTCGAGCAGGCGCCCGGGCCGGACCTGCCCGAGGAATCGCAGAACCTCCGCCTGACCCCCACGCATGGCCGAGTGGTAGCAGGGCCCGTTGACGCTGGCACCTACCTCGCCGTAGCGGCGCAGGTCGAACCCAAGCGCCGCTGCGTACGTCTCGGTCAGGGCGAGACAGGCGTTGTCACGCTGCCCGAATCCGAGCGTGAACCCTCCCTGCGTCGATAGGCCCGTCAGGTGCCCTTCGCCGTCGAACACGCCAGCGAGATACCCAGCCGCCCGCGACTCGTCGGGTTCCCATGTGTCGAGCGCCTTCATTACGGTGGGGGGCTGCTTGCGTTGCGGCCTCGTCATTGCCTGATGGAGCCACGCTGTCGTCACCCACTTGGTCCTGCGTCCTGAGTCGCGGTAGAGCCACTGATGGTTCTCGGACGCGACGAACACCGTGCCGTCCGCCAACGTGACCTCGTAGCAGGGCAGTTCAGCCCGGCCGGCCGCTTCGACCGTCGAACGTCGCCACTTGCGGCTGTAGGCGCCCTCGTCATTGCCCTCATCGAACGCGGCCAACTCGTCGTCGACCTTCAAGTCTCCGACCTGCACCCACCGCAGATCCGCGGTGAGAACGCGCGTGTCAGGGGCAAGGCACTCCTCGACCTGATACGCCACGGCCCGGTTGGTGGCGGTCATTCCGAGCAGGATCTCGGGCGGGATCGGCAGTCCGTAGGCGAGCCGCTGGATGGCGTGCTGGAGGCGACGGTCGATCGTCGCGTCGTACGGCCGGTTGGGGATCAGGTAGGACATCCCCTTCGGGCCGCCGCCGGCGCCCGGCTCGGTCAGTTCCTTGGCGCCCCGCAGGACCGCAGGCGACGCACCCATCATCGGGTCACGCATGATCGCCCGTGTGATCTGGTTCATCCGCACGTAGAAGTCGCCGCCGTCGCCGAACTCGAGCCCGTCCGCCACCGCCAGCCAGCCGTTCATCGCAACACGGTTGGCCGACTGGGACCACGACAGCTTCGACAGCCACTCGATTGTGGCACACACGTCCAGCACCCCGAACAGTGGGGCGTCGGGTTCGTTCGGGTCCGCGGCGTGCGGCCACAGGCCCTTCACCGAGAACAGGGCCCGTTTGAGGATCTTCTCCCGGTCAGGGCGGATGGTCGACACGACCTGCCACATGTCCGGGTCGGGCTGGTCCGATCCTCCGGGCCCGGGATCGGCGACGTAGTCGAGTGCTCCGGCCACGAACAGGTTGGTGGTGATCTGCCGGACAGTCTCGTCGTCCCATCCCACGATCCGCAGCAGCTGTTGCGACGCTGCAGCCTGATCCTCGAATGCCTCACCGTCGTCGTCTACGTCGGCGGTCGAGATCTCCTCCCCGTCGGGCGTGACCACCGACCAAGAGTCTTCGCCGTTGATGGTGACCAGCCAACGCAGCCGCGACATCTGCTCGGCCATCCAACCGACGACGTATCGGACCTCGCCGATCGCAGCTGACATGCCGTCGACGTCACCGCTGCTGTGCGTGTTCTCCTTGGGAAGCCCGTAGTAACGCCACGCCCGCTGCTGACGTCCGATCAGCGACCGGTTCTGTCGCGCATCGGCGATGGTGGCCTGTGAGGCGACGTCGGGCACGGTCAGTCCAGCAGCCGGTCAAGGCCAACGGTAACGACTGCGGCCGAGGGGAGCACGAGGCCGGGCACCGGCATCCCTGCCAGCCCCCAAGTCAGCGCCCACACGACCGCAGTCACGGCGAGGCCGAAACACCACGCACAGACGACGAAGGTGGCCAGCGTCGCACGCCACCCGTCATCAGCGTGCTCCCAGACGGCACGTAGCCGGTGGAGCAGCCGCATCCACGGGACATCGTCCCACCAGACCAGCCGCCACAACCGGAACCCGGCAGCGCCGATGAGCAGTGCGAGCGCGAGCGCGTCAGCCATGACTGGCGTCCGGCGACTCGTCGGTCCACCAAACCTCGACTTCGTACGAGTCTCCCATGTGCAGGGTGGCGGTGTGCACCGGGATCAGGCTCCCGCCGGCGAGGTCGAACCTCTGATCGTGATCGTCGTCCTCCCCGCCATACTGGTCGCACTCGGCAGACTGTTCCCCGTACGTCCACGGGGTCTCGCCCGACCAGCGCGCGGTGCAGCGCAGAATCATGTCACATCAGCGGTGACGTACGCCTGCAACTCGGAGGTCTTGACCCGGCACTTGGCCATCCCCCAGCCGCACCCGACCGACGTGCGACGCCAGATGACACTGCCGTCCTGCGACTGCCCCGCCGAACGCGGACCATCCCCCCTACGCAGAGTGAACGTCGCAACCGGCGGACCCTTCGCGGTGAACGCCCACGCCCGCTCGGTCGCCTCGTCGATCAGCAGCCGTGCCGGCCCCCGGATCGAGTCGATGCCGCGGATACGGACCACGAGATCACGCATGATGCTCCTGTCTCCTGTCTCCTGTCACCTGCCGCCACGCCGGAGCGCCGCCAGCCCGCCGCCGCCCGAGAGTAGACCAGCGGAGTCGGTCGGTGCAGTGATGGTCGCAATCTTGGGGACCGGCGCTTCGGGCCAGAACGCCATGACAACAGCGTCGGCCGCGTCAGTCGATCGCCCCAGCCGACGCTTCACCTCGTCCTTGGACTCGATGACGATGTCGCCCCGGGCAGACACGGTCCAGCCGGGTGCAGTCAACTCGCCGAGGAGCAGGTCATCGGGAGGAAGTGCGATCTGGGAGCCGCCGTCTCTATCCGGGTCGAGGAGTTCGCGGAGGCTCCACCATGACGCAGAACGCTTGTTCAGGAACCCGAGTTCGCCGGACACGTCAGTGCGGTCGGTTCGTTCACCGGCGTTGAACGCGCCGACCTTGTGGCCGGCCTGCCGCAGTTGGTCGACGACACCGGCGCCAATGCCGATCACGTCAACCATCGCGTAGGCGTCCTCGCCGGCCGCATCGAGCAGCGACCGGGCAATCTGGGTGGTCTGGGTGGTCACCAGCCCGTGACGACGGTCAAGGGTCAGGATCGCGTCGCCGTGGCGGGTCGCGAAAGTCGTGTCGTCCGCGCCGGTGTTACCGGTGAAGAACGTCTTGCCGTTGCGGCGTGCCATCCACGAGCGGTTCGGAGTCTTGGGACACCACACCATCCCATCATGGGCAACCACTTGACGACGAGCCCGCATGAGCCCCGCAACCCGATGCCGCGGCGACGTGCTGATCGACAACAGGTGAACCCCGCCGCTGCCCCGACCCCCGGTTGTCGCGGTCTGCCCGAGGAGCGTGACCGCCATCTGCAGGGCGTCAAGGCGCTCGGGGATCTTCTGAGAGAACTCGACCCCGTGACCGGCGCGAGTCCCATCCGCGTCGATCGAGGTGTCGACGAACAGTTGCAGTTGAGCGCGTGTCAGTGACGCGATGAACTCGGGTCGCACGATCTTGTCGAAGCCCGGCGCGTGCTCACGCACGACGGCCGCCGCCCACTTGTTCAGGTGCCACTCACGCTTGGGGGGCGAGTAGTAGGCCTCACGCCACGCCGGCCGATCCAGCGAGCGCATCGTCTCGACCGCGGGGCCAAACAGGGTCGTCAGACACGCACGAATCCGATCACAATAGGCGGGGTTGGCCCGCTCGGACTGGTAGAGAACCGCCCCTGCTGCGAGGTCGCCAGAGCGCAGCCGCGGCACGTTGCCCTCGGTGTAGAACCACGCGACCAACTCGACCAGCGCATCGGAGAACTTGGGGGTCTCTGGCAGGTTGATGACCGGGGCCGTACGGATGATCTGCTCCCGGAACTGCAGTCGCCCCGACGTGGTCCAGCGTCGCTCCCGATACTTAGACCGGCCGTACTCACCGATCACAGGCCAACGATGGTTGAGCGTGGTCAACGACGAGTGCCCATGCTGCTCGATCGAAAGCATCCGGCGCTCCGGGACTCCGGCAAACCGATGGACCGAAGTGAGCGGCTGCCATTCGGCCAACCCCGTGTGGTGATTCAACGTCAGGATCGGCTCGCCATCGACGAGTTGGTCATGCCGCTTCCATCCTGCCGAGGTCAACGCCTCGGTCTGTTCATCCACGCAGTAGGCGACGTCGATGCCGACGCAGGTCATGGGGCCGAAGTCCCATTCGCGGACGGCTGCGCGGGCCCGTCGTTCCTCCCATCGTTCGACGGCTGCCTCGACCCAGCGCAGCGGGATCGCCGTGTCTTCCGATGCATCGGCGAAGTCGCCGAGGACCCTGTTGATGAACAGGGCGGAGGTCTCGCCCCACTGCCGCTTGCGCTGGACGACCCACGCTGGGGAGATGCGGCCGGCGTCGATCGCCTCCTCGAGGGTGACGTGACGGACGTCCCAGTCTTCGTAGCCGGGCTTGGACCGGTGGATGTCGTAGAACCGTCCGATCGGGTCGCCGGGGGTAGAGATGGCCAGCGCGTACGCCTCCGACCCTTCCATCTTCTCGCCCGAGAACGCCCCCTCCGTCGCGTCGAACATCTCCGGGGGGATCGCCTTGGCCTCGTCGTAGACGAACAGCAGTTGGCGGGCGTGCGCCCCCTCGGCCTTGGCCGGGTCGGACGAGGCGATGGGGATGGCGGTGCCGTAGGCGAGGTTGAGTCCGGCCTGCAGGAGTTCCGTCGCCGCCCACGGGCGCCGGCCGATCTCGGCCCAGCGGATGCGGCGAGCCCACTTGTGGACCTCGGGCCACAGGAAGTGCGACAGCTGCCGGTACACCGATGCGGTCGTGAGAATCTTCCAGTCGATCCGTGCCGCTTCACGGGTGATCACGAACCACAGGATCGTCCATGAGGCGATCGAAGTGTTGTGGGTAGGGATCATCGCATCACTTGCGAGAAACAGGCGCCTCGGTGAGTCGACAGCGATACAACGGGTCCAGCGGTCCCCAACCGGCTCGACCGCAACGATCGTGCGTTGGGTGTGCCGAGAAGCCTGACCGCCTCGAGGAGTCCAGTCGTAGCGGGGGAGGTGATAGGGGTCGAAGTCAAACCGGACGCCGATACGCCAGCGTGGCCCGCAGTCTCGCCCATACAGTTTCGCTCGCGACTCGGACACCCGAACCGACAGGCCGAGGGTGTGCAGCAACTCGACGATCCCGTCGCGCAGCAGCGGATCGGTCGTGGTCAACTCGTCCGACCCACCATCTTGGCGGTAGCCGTCGGAGTCCCAGAGGCCGCGGACAAGTTCTCGGCGCTGTTCGATCGACGACCTGAGATAGACGTCCGGGATGTGCTTGTGTCCGAGCAGCCCCGTTTCGCGTAGTGCAGCCTGTAGTCCTGTCGGGAGAAAGTCCCCGGTCCGGTTGGTTCGCTGCTTGTAGGGCCTGTGAGGGCCGATCCTGTCGGCGATCCCGTCGTAGTCGCTCTCGGACATCGTGATGCGCCCGGACGTGGTCGTGCCGTCTCCTAGCCAGAGGCCAAGTAGGTACGGGTCAATCGGCAGGTCGACAGGTTTCAGATCCAGCGGCCTGCAGGTCGGGACTCTCCACCTCAACTGTCCCCCGCGGGTGCGGAGCGTCTCGGCCAGTTCCCGCGTCTCGCGGATACGGCAGGCATCCCAATGGTCACGCCAGTCGTCTACAGGGATGCTCTGTCGGCGTCCAGCGGCGTCGTGCCTGCTCTGCTTGGGTCGGTTGTTGACGTCGACCGCAGACCAGAGGTGACCGGCGCCTGCCACCACCGATGTCCCATCCGCGAAGGTGACCCGGAAGGCTCTACGGACGCGAGGCGTCTCGGCATACACGACCCGTGTCGCGACCCCATTCTCATCGAGGAGAACGTCGCCGGCTCCGACGTCGCCCATCGTCGTCCACCCGTCCGGGGTCGGCAGCCGCGTGTCGACGTCCAGATCCTTCCCCAAACCGTGGGGTCCTCGGACAGCGAGGCGCTTGTTGGTGGCCAGCCGGTGCAGGCATTCGATCTGGTAGTCGGTGGGACGGTCACCACCCCAGTCAAGGACCACGTCCAGCAGCCCCATCGGATCATGCCAGTACCGATCGAGGCCGGCGGTGGGGTCGGCCAGCGCAGCCTCGATCAGCAGCAGTTCCTTCGGGGACGCCGAGTCCAGCAGGCCGTGGATCTCATCATCCGTCAAAGTGTCCAGCATCTGCCGGACATCATCGACAGCCGTGCCGCCCAGCACATCCTCGTCGAGCCGGGTCCGAACCATCGCAGGTCAGTTGACCGAGGCTGCCGGCGGACGCGCCATCGCAGGCAGCCGTGCCGTCTCGCCACCATCCCGCTTCGTCAGCAGTTCCTCAACCCGGTCGTGCAGCATCTCCCGTGCGTCCTCGAAGGTGACCTCGATACCCGGAGGAAGGCCAACCCGGTCATACACCATCTGGATCGCGCGAAGCCGATCATTGTCCGACACGTCAGACCGGGCAAGGATGCGAGCGTGCTGCGCCAACGCCGGCTCGAGCAGCGACACCAGCCGCAGCCGGGCAGCCCGGATCGCCGCCCTCGTCCCAGACCCGTGCATCACACAGGTGATAAACCCTGCCGCGATACGCCGCTTGCAACGATCCCCGGTCTGCTTCGAGTCGGCCGTGCACCGCAGGTAGCCCACATCGTCGTCGAACACCTGCCGGCCGTGGGCTCCTTGCAGCATCCCCTCGGGGCTATAGGTCGCTCGGGTTGTCTGGGGGCCGGCTCCTCGGACGCCTTCGGTCATGTGTTGGCGCTCCATGGGGTGTCGGGTCCATCGGAGGGTAGCGGTGGGGGTTGGGGTGGGCGGGTAGGTTTGTGGGCATGGTTGATCGTCGTCGGGTGGCTGCGTCGTATGACCTTGATTATGCGGGGCGGGTGGCGACGGTTGGGGAGGACCGGCTGGTGTTGGGGTTGCTGGGCCCGCTGCTTGACGGGTTTGGGGCGGTGTTGGATGTGGGATGTGGGATGTGGGACTGGGTGGCTGTTGGATTCGGGGTCGTTGAACGGACACCGGTATCGCGGGTTCGACCTGTCGTCGGGGATGGTGGGTCGTGCGTTGTCCAAGCATCCGGGCAGGTCGTTGATGGTCGCGGATGCGTTGGAGCCGTGGCCCGCGGGTGAACCGGGGGTGTTAGCGGTGTGCTTGTGGTCGGTGGTCAACCATCTTGACGGCGAGGATCTGGTCGGGTTCTTCCGGCGGTTCAGGGAGTCGGGGTGCGGCAGGCTGGTGACGCTGCATCGGACGGCCCCGGGCACCGCCGTCGACCCTGATGTCAAGGGGTTCACGGTGCCGTGGACGCTCGAGGACGTGGAGGCGGCCGCGTGGGAGGGGGCAGGATCGCTTCCAGATCGCGTCTGTGCGTTCTTCGAGGGGGGTCTGGTGTCTGAGGATGGGCCGGCCGATTACCTGTGGGCGGAGTGGGTGTGAGCGGCAGCAAGTCTCGGCGGCCGATGGGTCTGGACGTGTTCACGGCCGCCTCAGTTGCAGGCCGGCGACGAGTTCTCGGAGGCATGGGAGCCAGCCAGCGGAAGGCTCGATGAGCGGACGACGACCGAGGCATCGGAGTTCACCGGGTCGCGCGGGGAACAGACCATGACGGCTGCGACACCGGCCGCCTTGACTGCCCTGCGTGAGCGGGAGAGCCAGTTGGCTGCGGCAGCATCTCCGGCGGAGCGGGAGGCGATCCGGCGTGAGGCGACCGGGATCTACCGGCTGTCGCTGACCTTCACCGGGGCGGAGGCCAGCCTGATCCGGACGGCGCTGGGGAAGAACCCCGCAGCCCAGTTGGTCGCCATCCTGCAGTCCCGGTCGGTCAACTAGCGCCCGAGTCAGCCTCAATCGCGCCCAGATCGTGTCTGAGCCGTGTTCGGCGCGTCGGAAGGCCGGCATATGGGGCGGAGGTCGCGGCCGTTACAGGCGATTTGGTTGCGATCAGGGCAAGCGGGCTCGCTCGATGACGCCGCAGGCTCGGCAGGCGAACCATGGGACGTCCTCCCACTGGACAGCGAACCCGTCGGTGGCCTGACAGGAATGGCAGGCGATGGCCGGTGGCCCCTTGGGGTGGGTGCCGGCAGCCCACTGCTCGATCACCCACCGGTCGCGACGGCCCCAGCCCTCGGACGTGTCGTCGAGCCAGCGGACGTCGCTGCGCTCGAGCTCCTGCCGGTTGATGATCGTGGTCTCGACCACCGGCCAGCCCATCGTCCAATACTGGTGGCCGTCGACGTCAAGGTAGTGGTGCACGTAGTTGGCACCCCACCGTCCGAGCCTGCCGTGGACGCGGATCGCCTGTGCGAACGCTTCGAAGTCCCGGCGTGGCGTCTGACCCCGGACCGTGTATTCGTGAGGCGCCCATGGCATCGTCTTGGCGAACGTCCACGGTGCCCGGGCGATGTAGCGGCGCAGCCAGTCGTGGGTCTCCGCGTCGAACAACAGGTCTCTCTCCGACGGTGCCGCCCCCATCCTAGGTGCCGGGTCGGGGCGGTCGTCAGAAAACAGGGACGGCTGTTCGATCACGCCCCCATTCTCATCTCTGCAGCCACCTCCGAGGCGAGGCGGCCTCGGCCCACTCGACCGACCTGCGCAGGATGGGCTGGCAGCATCAGCGTGTCATCAGCCCAGCGTCGCAACCGATCGGTCAGCGTCGGTGGTAGAGCGCAGCAGTTCCTCGTCCACTGGGGACGGGGCAGGGATGACCCGGTCCCACGGATGGTCGCTGTCCCAGCCATACGACATGTCATTGTCGTAGTGCTCGAACTCGGCTGTTTCATCGTGGTACGTGCACGGCAGGCACTCCTCGTCCGGCAGTGATGGATGCCCGAAGGCGTGTCGGCATGTCTCAGCCATCGTTGTCTCCCTTCCGCTCGAACCGCGCCTCCGGTTTCGGGTTGGCGTGCCTGCACTTCGCCGCGCACCGACACACCCACAACCACTCACCGTCGAGCAGGTTGCGATCCCACTCGTACGGCTTCTCGCAGTGGACGCAGATGACGGTGCCGTCCTCGGGTGTCAATGTCCTCGTCGGGTTAGGCATCGGTGTCCCTTCTCCGCCACGTCTCGATCAGGTCGAGGCACGCTCTGTGCAGCGCAGCGGGCAGCCATGACCGGCCGTTCTCGTCCTCAATGTTGAATGCCAGCGACTCGATCACGTTGTCTGCCAGCACCCGCAGCCGTTCGTTGTCGGCACGCAGCCTCCGTACCTCAGCCACAAACCTGAGAACCAGACCGGGGGTGATGTCGAACGTGCCTCGACGCCGGGCATCGTGTAGTCGCGCGCGGGCCTCGATCGCGTCGAGCGCTGCGTCGGACAAGGCGTCGGGTGTGGGCTCAGTCATGCTCCCACCCTCCCATGTAGCCGTCCCACAGCTCCCAACCGTGGCTCCGGGCATGCTCGAACTGCTCCCGGCTGATCTCGATCATCTCGCTCCGGTGGGTAGAGCCCAACTCGCCGTCCGGGCACGCCAGCGAGAACGCCTTCCCGAACAGGTAGCCGCGCCCGTACGAATCGGTCATCGACCGGTGAGACCAGTCGGCTTCTTCTTCCTCCTCGGGGTCGAGCGGATGGCCGTACGACTCCCGGTTGCGCCGGTCGACCTCGTCGAGCGTCCACGACTCCCCGAAGATGATCAGGCCGATGCCGGGTTGGGGGTTGATCCACCAGCACGGCGGTTCCATCGACTTCTGGTCGTCGGTGGTCCGGTCGTTGGCTGCCTGCTCGAGCGACGCGAGGTGCTCCTGCATCTCCTCGAACGTGTCGAACGTCAGGAACTCGGTCATCGCGCTTCCTTTCGTTGTGGTTGCGATGCTTGGACGCGGAGCGAGGCGCGCAGTGCCAACGACCGGGAGACACCCCAGTGGTGGTGGTCATCGCAGGCGTCGAACGAGTTCCCGGGGGGAGTCGCTGCACCGGTCCAGTCTCCGTCCCGGTCGCGCCACACGGTGCCGATCTTGTAGCCGTCGAGGTACGCGACGTAGGCGCCGTGGGTCGCGCGGCTTCTGCGCCACTTGACCTTCCGGTTGAACACGCCGAGCGGCATCTGTGCGGCGATCCGCTGGACAGTCTCAAGCGTCAGGCCTGTCATGTCAGCACCCGCCGGCGTCACCATCCCGGGTCCCCCTCGCCGTCATACCAACGGTCGACCTCAGGCTTCTCCCCTGCCGCCTGATACTCACGTTCGATGCAGCGACCGCACCACGACTGGGTCACGACACGCGGACGCAAGGGGCGTCCGACCTGCCTGTCAACGAACTGTGCGGCCGGCCCTCGGTCATACTCGACGTCGGTGAGATCCTGCGGAACGTGGTGCTCACCGCAACTTTCGCAGAACACGACCGGAAACCCGAACGACTCGAGGTCATCGAGGTCAAGTCGGCCATCGCGGTAGGCGGCGAGCATGGCCTCATCGTCGGGGGCGCGCTTGGTCACAACCATGCCAGCACCTCGTCGATCCGGCGCAGGTACTCGATCGCGTCCTCGGTCTGTCCGCCGTTCATGGCGTCCTCGGCCATCTGCGCCCACTCGGCTGCTTCCGGGTCGACCCAGCCGCGCTTGATGTCGTCGGGGAGGGTGGCGGCGAGGTGGACGATCTGTGCCCTGATCTTCTGCATGTTCACGGTGTTCCTTTCGGGTTGCTGTCTAGTCCCATTCTAGCCGACCCAACCGTGGGAAGTCAAGTAGTTGTGCGGGTGAGCGGGGAGGGGTGCGGCCCCGCGTTGACGG